CGGCCACTCATGACCGGGAAAAGGGTGGCGTCTCCTCAAACCACGCCCCGGCCCCTCCGATGCGATCCTGGGGCACGCTGGGCGGCCTCTCGCGGGCCTTCTGGCCAAATTGCCAGAAAAATCTCCCAAGGCTCATAACCTCGAGGTCACAGGTTCAAATCCTGTCCCCGCCACTTGGCGCAACCTGTGTTGCGGCAATAACAAACGCGGGCGGAGTGTCCGGCCTCGGTCGGGGGTCGAATCTTGGGAAAAGTGTGCTTGGGACCCCAGAAACGGTCTTCTAAGCCTCCGCCCGCGTTGACTTTTTGTAAACGATATGGTCTATTGACCCCGTGCTTGGCGAGAACCCCTTAGAAGGTAATCGCCCGGCGAAAACGAACTCCCAAGCCTCTTGGCCGCTCTCTCGGCCACCCGGCTTTACTCCACCAGCAACGGAGATTGCTGTGGCCGGTATCACGGATGTCCGCAAGGACGCCTGCCCCGCCAAAGTGTGCTATCTTTTGATATGCACGTCGAGGCATCGAAAGGGCAACTGTGGAACTGTGCTGGTTCGTGGAGATGGTGTATCTGCCATCTCGCATCGAGGTCTGCGACCAATACGCGGCCTTCCTGGCTCGCGCCGTGGAAGGTCTGTCTGCTCATCTTGGTCGACCGGCAACTCTCGACGATCTGACAGAGATAAACGTCTGCGCTCACTTGTCTGCCTACCGTCGCCAGTGGTCGGCGCGGGCAACGAACAACCGGCGGCAAGCATTGCTCACCCTCTGGCTTGCAGCTTGGGAGGATGGATTGCTGCCGGCCCCGCCACGGCTGAAAAGGATTCGACGCTTACCGGAAGAGATCGACCCGCCGGAAGCATGGACCGCCGATCAGACATCGGCCTTGATGTTCGAGGCGGCACACCAGCATGGAACTGTCTGCGGCATTCAGGCGGGCGACTGGTGGCTATCGCTACTGTTGACCATCTACTTTACAAGTTGCCGAATCTCTTCCATGTTGGTCGTTTGCTCATTGGCTTACGACGAGGCCGGTATCCTAGTTCGGCGGCAGAAGAATCACCGACCACAATGGTTTCCCCTACCGCCCGTCTGTCGATGGGCGATCGACCGAACCAACCCGCACGATCGCAAACTGCTCTGGCCCTTTCCGTGGCACCCGCGAACGGTGTGGGACAAAATGCGGAAGATCGTCGAAACCGCTGGACTCCCATGTCCCCGTACCGGCCGGCAACTCTTTCACCGGCTGCGACGGACCACCTTGACGCTCTGTGCTGCGGTCGACCCGGCGATTGCCCAACGCACGGCCGGACATCAGAATTACGCTACGACGATCAAGAGTTATATCGACCCGCGGTTGCTGGGTGGGGTTTCGGCTGCCGATGTTCTACCCAATCCACTCGCTCACTGGCCCGTTTTACGGGTCGTCTCGTAAAGTTCGGCGGTAGTGGAGTCCCGCTGAGCCAGGTCGCTACGGGCTGTGCGCACAGCCCGGACGACCGTACCTCTTCTATGCTCGATACCGCCATCCCGCACTGGATGCCGGTTTCACGCCGCCCCCGCGAGATTGTCCCAATGGACCGGGATGATCCGCGGCGGGCGGTTTTTAATTCCATATTTCAGGCGAGCGACCGCGGCGGCGGCGCGAGACAGTCGCGCGGAGTGCGCTGGAAACCGGCCCCACTCCTAGCGGGTTCACGGCACGGGTACACCGCTCATGGCCGAGGAAGAATCGGCCCGCCGCGTTTTTTGAGATACCCAACCTAGCAAGGAGGGAACCATGCTTGTACTTGGAATCAAGACCGATGAGACGATTTATGTCGGCGAGCACATTAGCGTAATGCTCTGCCTCGCCAAAGATGGGAAGGCGCGCCTGGGCTTCACGGCTCCAGCCGATGTCCAGATTCAGCGAGAGAAGGTGCGAGAACGGGTCCGCGTCGCGGCCGAGCAAGGACGGCTGCATGAACTGGAGGACGAATTGGATTCGGAGGAAAACTAAAAATGAGTCGCCATCCTTTTCCGAAATCAGAAACAACCCTTTCATAAGGAGTATGCTCGTGGGCCAAATGACTTACGGTTTGATCTTTGGAGTCCCCGCAGAAACAATCGAAGGATTAGAAACCACGTTAAGCGAGTATACAGACGCAAAGGCCAAGGCGATTAACACTCTCGCCAAGAAATGCGGCCCTTGGGCTGCGGAGAGCCAAGTCGTGCCAAGTTGGGAAAGCGAATCTGAACCCGCATTTGTGGGATTCTTCTTTGCCGCTGGAGCAAGTGGGAAAGATGAGGTTCCATACCTCGAAGGTTTTCGACTTAGTAATCTGGCCACCGATAAACGATACAGAAAGGCGATGAGGCTTGCTGCGAAACGGTGGGCTACGTTCGCGGATTGGTGTTCCGGCAAGGGCATCACGCTCCCAGAACCGGAACTGTGGTTAATTCAAACCGAAGTGGCGTAATCGGCGACTTGCCCGGATCAAAAGGGACCTCGATTATCGAAAGAACCAAGCCATGAACGTCAGAAAGGAGGACCATGAGCAAAACAACGCCTTTTTCCGGCCGACTGCTGCCTTTTTGCGCGGTTAAGAACAATCTGCGCTATGCCATAGTGGCACCTTGGATTGTCAACGGCAAACGCTATGCGACAGATGGCGCGATCCTCGCGTGCGAGCCCAATGGCGGAGCCAATACAATAGCACCCGATGGCCTCCGGTTTCCAGACACCGCAGAAGTCATGGAGGGCTGGTGCGATTGTATGGAACCATTGCCGGCCCTTATTTTCACAGGTCTGAATAAATCTAAGTGCAGGGCTTGCCACGGTAGTAACTATCAAAAGAAGAAATGTCCCGAGTGCGGTGTTGACCATAACTGTCAGAGCCTACCCTGCCCTTACTGCGACAAACACGGCTACGAGTACGTAATGCGCATTTACGATGACGACTTCCTGTTGTGGTACTTGGGCAAGATTGCCGGCTTGAATGGGGTGAAAATCGCGCCACAACTTGGGCCTGATGGTAGACTGTTTTTCAAGGCGCGCGGCGGCTTGCGCGGAGTGCTCCTGCCGCTGGAAAAGGATAGAGTGATAGAGCCGATTCCGCGAACGATTATCACCCCGTTGGAAGAGGACAAATAATGGACGCACCCAATGCTGGCGAGTGGTTCAACACCTCCGCCGAACAGGCGGCCTTGGAAGCGGCAGCCGAGCGGACATCGAAAGAAGGACCGGGGCGAAGCCTGCTCTGCGCGATGGAGCAGCAAGACCCCGTGATAGCTTCTGAGTGGTGGGCACTGGCCAACACAACAATCAGGCTGGCGATCCAGGCCATGCCAACCAAGCAACTGCCGGCGAATGAGCGCCGTTGGGCTCTGGCGGCTGCGAAGACGTTGGAAAACATTCTGGAAGACGTGTGCGGGAGATAAGGAATCCCCATGACCATCGACAAATTTACGGAAGCGGTTGTCCTTGCACAATCGGCTATCGACAGTGCCATTGGTTTCATCACGGATGAAAAACCTTTGCTCATCGCCGCCAAGTGTCGAGCACTTATCATTGGATATAACGCCCGCTGGCGCAACGCGGGATACCTGCCACTAACCATCGAACAGATAGTAAAGGCTCCCCTAGTAAACCCCGACACCAACTACTCCAGCCACACGTTTACAACAGCCGGGAAGATTGACCTGATAACAGAATACAACACCAGGAGAATTTTGTTTGACCATAAGACAACCAGCCAAGACATCAGCGATCCGAACGGTCCCTATTGGCGGCAATTGGTGGTTGAGTCGCAGCCTAGTCACTACATGCTGCTGGAATGGCTGAACGGTCGCAAGTGCGACGGAGCGGTGTGGGATGTTCTGCGGAAGCCCATGATTAGCCCTAAGAAACTCGGCAAGGCAGAGATTGCCCAGGCCGTTGCATCCCGACACTACTGCAACGCAGCACTTTCACAAGCCAGCCTCGACAATCTACAAGTGAACGACCGCGAAACAATCGAGATGTATGAGGCGCGCCTTGCACACGATTGCACGAAGGAGCGACCTGATTGGTATTTTCAGCGGCGGGCCGTGCCGCGATTGGATTGCGAAATTCTCGATTACGCAAAAGACCTGTGGGAGCAAGGGCAAGAGATTTTGCACGCCCGAAATACTGGCCGGCACGCGCGCAATTCTGGTGCTTGTATGCTCTACAGTTCGCCCTGCAAGTTTCTGGGGATTTGTTCAGGACACGACTCCTCAGATAGCAACCGGTGGCAGCACAAACAACAGGTCCATGTCGAGTTGCCGGAACTCGAAGGGGACGGCCGCGACGTTCTCACCAACAGCCGTATTCGTTGTTTTCAGACGTGTCGGCAAAAACACTATCTAAGTTACGAACTGGGAATTGAACGGATGGAAGAGGAGGAAAAGGAAAGTTTATTTTTCGGCCGATTGTGGCACACTGCCCTTTCGGCCTGGTGGTCGTGTTTTTTAACCAAGGAGCCAGAACATGGCAACAGCAACAGTGAGTCGCCAGCCATCGCGGTTGGCAACTCCAGCAGCCAAGCGACTTTCGTTGGCTGATGTATCATCAAAGGGTAGCGGACTGCCAAACCGCTACATCCTACATGGTGTCGAGAAGATCGGCAAGACTTCGTTTGCAGCCTACGCACCTTCACCCATTTTCATCGAGACGCGGGGCGAGAATGGTTTGGAAACACTTATCGACGCCGGTCGTCTCCCGGAGATTCCGCATTTTCCCGAGGTACAGACTTGGAGCGAATTGCTTTCATGTTTGGACACGCTCACCAAGGATGAACACAAGTATCGAACGGTTGTGATCGACACCATCAACGGTGCCGAGCGGCTCTGCCACGAAGAGGTGTGCCGGCGCGATTTCAACAACGATTGGGGCGAACACGGGTTTACGTCCTACCAGAAAGGTTACGATGTCAGCCTGGCCGATTGGCGGCAGATGCTTTCGATGCTTGATACCCTCCGTGAAACGCGGAAGATGTCGATTCTCTGCCTTTGTCATACCCGCGTCAAGACGTTCCGAAATCCGGAAGGAGCGGACTACGATCGCTGGTCGCCAGACATGAACGACAAAACATGGGGTCTCACACATAAGTGGGCGGATGCAGTTGTGTTTGTCAACTTTGAGACTTTCGTCGATCAGAAAGACCCGAAGCGAAAAGGGAAAGCGTCGGACAACCAGCAGCGGATTATGTTTACGGAGCGTCATGCTGCTTATGACGCTGGCAATCGGTTCGGACTGCCAACGGAAATCCTTCTCGGCAACAACGGGCAGGAGGCGTGGAACGCCTTTCGCAACGCTTTGACAGAAGCACGGAAAACAACTCAGCCCGCCCCGGCGGGAGAAAAGGCGAGTGTCTAATGGCGCGTGGACCATACTATCAACCGGGACGTTATCTCGGCAAAGTTATCAATCAGCAACTTGGCGAAACATCGAAGGGGAATCCGCAAGTTGTGATTACGTTTCAAATTCTCGGCAGGATCAATCCCGAAGACCCCGAGGGGCCATTGCTGGTTTGCGGTGAGCACTACGACCGTAGCGTCTTCCGGGCAATCACGGACAAGACTATTGATTGGGTGTTGCAAGATTTGGAACGGCTCGGCTTTGATGGCCAGAGTTTTGCGGACATCGACTTGAACACCACTGGATGTTGCGACCTGCGCAATCGGGAGTGCGAATTTTCATGCGCCCATGAACCGCACTACCAGACGGGTGAGCCGCGGGAAGTCTGGCAGGTGGCTTCGGATGGCGGCGGGTTGGAAGTCAAACCGCTGGATGCCAAACAGGTGCGACAACTGGATGCTATGTTTGGCAAACAACTTAAACAGTTAGG